GTTAATTTTATCATCTTTCAACGCTTTGCGGATTGCTACGGCATCCACAACAGCTCCAGTAACAATTTCCATTTTTGCTTGGATGTCTGAAGTTGAAATGTGTGGAAGTACCAATTTTGTCTCACAGTCAGGAGATGAATATGGTCAGGGCGTCATTTCTAAACCAGCATCAGCGTTGGCACGCTTTGCTGGTCATCTGACTAACGTTCCTGTGATAGGGAGATTTGCTTTGGCAACTCAGATTGGAGCTGACATGACTGGACGTATTGCCTCTTTATTTGGCTATTGTCGACCGGTGAATGTCGATCCTGTCACTAAGTTTAAACCAGCTTTTGCTGGCAACATTGCAAATACTTCTATTGAAGAAGCGACAGACAAACTTACTTTTGATCCTAAACAAGAGTTGAGCATAGACCCAAAATTAACTGGATATGATCCAGGAGAAGATGAGTTAATGATTCGAAATATTGCTAAGAGAAGAAGTTTGTTAACTAGAGCGGACTGGAGAACTGCTGATGCAGTTGACAGTTTAATATTCAATTCACAGGTAACATGCGGATTGTTTGAGAAATCTGACTTTGCTGGTAACATTGAGTTAGCGATGACTCCAATGCATTTTGCTGCTTATCCATTTGAATATTGGAGAGGCGCGATTGAATTTACGTTTGAAATCGCAGCTTCGCAGTACCACAAAGGTCGTTTGAGATTTAATTACGATCCGATTGGGTTTAATTCTACAGTACCTGAATGGGTAGCTGGTTTTAACAGAATAATTGATTTGTCAAAAGAGCGCAAGTTTAAAGTTCGTATTCCTTGGAATCAGAATTTGTCTTATTTGCGCGTACCACATTTTACGGCTGCTGATCCGCCGTTGGCACATTCTCCTGCGAATGATGATCCTTCGGTGGTAGCACCAGTATTCGGTACCACCAATGCAGCAAATGGAGTTGTGTCAATATGGGTTTTGAACAAGCTCACAGTTCCAAATGCACCTGCTGGTGAATCTATACAGATCAACGTATTCGTGAACGCTTGTGAAGATTTTGAAGTTGCTGCCCCTGAAGATAATCTAAATAGCTTACAGTATTTTCAAACTGAAGTTCCAGAAGAGAATTTTGAGGGTCAGAGTGGATTTATTTCACAATCTGGGGACGAATCGCCTGAAGATCAGAATGTATCAACAGAACACGTTGAGACTTCTGCGGTTCTTCCTACAGTAGAATACCCAGAGAGTTCCTTGGTTCATTTTGGAGAGACTTTCATGTCTTTTCGTTCATTGCTTAAACGTTACAACTACCACTCCGCGTTACAATACACGGCTAATGGTACAGTTGGAGCATATTTGCATAGAACGTATTGGACTGACTTTCCAAGATATATTGGACCGGATCCTTCTGCTCCATTTTATTTTGCTAAAATGACACTTATGAATTACCTTACCCCAGCATTTGTTTGTAGGAGAGGGGGAATTCGATGGAAGCATGTACGTGTAAGGCTTCCTATGCAAGTGAATAACACAAATGATGTACTATTGAATCCTTTGGATTTCAATGGAACTTTTACTGTGTGCAGAGAAGATCCTAATTTTACCGTACCAACACAGGCTATTAGCCGGTCGGTGGAAGTATCAGGAAATCTTAATACCACGGAATTGACTCGTAATAGAGCGATAACGTGGAAGGGTGCGTACACAACACCTGTTAACCAGCAACCTGTTGCTGAAATTGAAGTTCCTTATTATACGAATCTTCGATTTGCTAGCGCTAGGACAATTGCCGCAGCTGAGCCCCCTGGCCAGATCAACGAATTTAAGCACTTCACAGAAGAGCTTTTATATGAAGGTCCGGTTGGGTATGGAGCAGTTATCCGACAAGAGTTCATGCCGATAGTAGAATCTTATGTTTCTGCAGGTGAGGATTTTTCTCTTTCATGGTTTCTCAACGTTCCAATTTGTGAATGGCGAGAGAATAACCCATGGTTGTAGACGCACAGACGCGTCGACGGCTTTTTCGGAGGCCGCCCTGCTTGGCTCGAGGGAGCAAGCACCAAACTTTTATAATAATGAAGACACTAAGTTTTTATGTACCTGTTTGGCGCTTGCGCCAAGTGGGGAAAATTTTTAATTAGAGTCTGATGTTTAAAAGAGGTTTGGA